TGATAAAAAAGAAAGAATCCACTCCGGCCTGAGGAGGTGTCCGAAACGGCTGGTCGTCGTCGGAGGGATTCGGCATATTATTACATCAATACAGTGATAATACATTAACAACCAGCACAATATACAATATGACATTCGGACATACCAACAACAGATCTCGCCCCAATAATGGGGAGAGGATAAGCATGATGGCTACCCAGTTTGACATCGTAAGAGGTGGCCGAATTAGCAAGCAACTAAGCAAACTGAGGTCAATGCGAGCATACTCCCAGAGCGGAGAACGCTTCTTTGGCCAGAACAAGTGGTCCAGGGAACAGTACGAGCACTCAATGGCACGCTACAACGAGCTAGCAGCCCTGAGGCACAACTTATATGCTGTAATCATGCCTGCCGGCTGTGGGAAGAGCTACCTAGCCAAGAAGTATGGCATGGTTGATGTCGATGAGCTGATAGCTAGGCAGGAGCATGATTCTTACGTCGATGCCCGGGGTGCCATAATAGTGGGGAAAGGGGACTGGAAAGATCACAACAACATCTGGTTCTCCAGACTAAACGAGACGCTCGATCTACTGGATTACTCAATGCCAGTGATCATCTTCGTACACACTGAGGAGACTGCCTTGGAGATCGGGGCAAAACCCATAGCATTCCTGAGGCTTACTGAAACTGCCCATGAGATGAACATCAAACACCGGGACCCGCAGTTCAGGCAGTGGTCAAGGGAAAGTCTAAAGCGTTGCAGAGTGTCTGGGGACGTACCCAACCAAATGGTTTTCTCCAGCAATAGGGATCTGGAGGCGTTTTTCTTGTCCATATTAAACGCATCAGGCATACCAGTCGGTGGGCCGCTACAGTTTAGCGAGGCCATTTGGAATGACAGCTACGCCCATGATGTTCCAGGCTGGATCTTGCGGGGTGAGCGTTTGGGTGACCCAACGGTAAGTATAAATCAATTACGACTGTTATTTAATGAGGGCAAGGTTCCCAAGGAATGTGTCGACTTCTATGTCCGGCATAGCTATGTTCCAACTCAGTTTGACTTTGGAGTCAGTATGTATGAGTGGTCACAGGCGCTGGGACAGCTACCGCCCTGTTACAATGACCATGTTGATTTCGACACAGAAGGCGATATGATGAAAGTGTTTCCGCCATCCTCACCAAAGGAGATCACCAGAGCAAATGTAAGAGTCAGGCAGTTGATCCAAACATTTGATATATTTAGCCACTGGGATTGTTATCAGATAGGTGCATGGCATGTCGGCGAGCGGCAAACCTTTGTCTCTAACCTTCTATGTTGCTGGAAAGGGATCACTCAATTTACAGGTGTTGCCGCTCTGGTTTTCCCCTGGTTTAGAGTTTGTCAAAAGGACTGGGCCAACAAGCTTAAGACTCTGCACTCGTTGGTACGGTGCAGCCGATTCCTAATGAATACTGAGATCAGCGAGAAAGAGAGACAGGCTCTGATGTACATGGATTTGCTGGTCGGACGGAGCGAGTACACCATCGATGAGATGTCAGAGGTCAGATTACGAGCGAGCGATACCTATGAAACCAAACACTTATCATATGATCCGGACCGGAAGATGTTCACCAACAGGAAGTACAAGGAGGATTTCATCGTAGCAGTAGAGGAGGCATACTCGAGGTTGCGAATTAAGCCCAAGCCGGTTAACGTGGATAGTTTCATGGACTTTTATCAACGGCGTTCAACGTGGTTGACTAAGGGGAGTCTAGTGTATAACACGCTGAGCCCTTTTATGAAGAAGTATTATGTGCAAATACTAGATGCAGTTGCCAATACAGTGCTGGAGATACAAGGCCGGCACAACAAGAAATCCCTATTCGAGGTGTGGGAAATCGGTGAGGTATTCCAAGGTGTTAATGAGACCAACTTCAATATAACCAAAGCTCAGATCAAGTATGAGGTCGGTAATAAGGATAGGACATTGCTACCTGGTACATTGGTTCATTTTATTGTGTTCACTTATGTCTTATATCTAGCAGAGAAACAGGAGCAGGTGGGTAGTGTTCGCCTGAATGCAGCGAATGAGGTGGATATCAGGTATGTGGATCGCAAGATGTCCGAGGGCATCTTCCACGTACTATATGACTGGGCCAACTTCAACGAGCAGCACTCAGCTTGGGAAATGGGACTGGTCATAGAAAAGCTCAACTCAGTGATTGTAGCTCCGAGGGACTACAGTTTCTTTGTGGAGGCTATTGTAGCTGGTATGTATAACATGGGGCTGCATGATAGAGAGGGTAAAATACACAAAATATGGCAGGGACTGTATTCTGGGTGGCGCGGTACGACCTGGGTCAACACAGTGCTAAACTTTTGTTACGTGCACGTCGCTCTAGTCAACATGGAGCGGTTATACGGTGTATCTGTCGCAATAATGCTTGACCACGGTGGGGATGACATTGTTCTGGGGTTGAGCGACCCAACCTATATGCCGCAGTTCCTGGAAACTATGGACTCCATGCTATTTAAGGCCAATAAATGGAAACAGATGTTTGGAGTGCGATCTGAGTTTTTCAGAAATACAATCACAGATGGCAGCATGTACGCCAGCCCGACACGTGCTCTTGCTTCCTTTGTGGCGGGCGATTGGGAAGGAGCTGGCCGTGCTACTGTTCGCGAGCGGGTAGTAAGCCTGCTGGATCAAATAGCTAAGTTGAGGAGGCGGGGTTGTAGTGAGGAACTCTGCCAGGGTTTGACAATCAGTACCATAAGCCACTGGTGCAAGGTGCGTGACGGGGAAGAATGGTTGGCACTACCACCCGTTGTAATACACGGCCGTGTTGAAGATGGGGGACTAGGGGTGCCGGACAGGGACAACAATGTGTGGGTGCTGAAAGACAAAGTTCCTGAGGTGAATGAAGAGTGGTACAAGGTAGTCGTACCAGACTACAAAGCTAGCCGTGACTACGTCGAGGTTCTAGCTCGCGACCTGGAGAAGTTCTGCTTAGTGATTGAGAGAAGGGAGGAGTTGGCAAGGAAGCTGGCTGAGGATTCGTATGACATTGAGAAGGCTGTTGATCATGAGCAGTGGCGCACATTACTAGATTTCCACACTGAGGTGGTGGACAAGTATGAGATTACGCCGGACGTCACTGATGATGTTATATTTGAGGGGTTCGTAGTGTACGAGGTTGATGAGGAGACTGAGAGGAAGTTCGACGCAGCAGCAAGATACCAAGAGTTCGTGTCGTACTTGACGTTTAATGAGAAAGCAATTAGCAAGGAAGAGCTAGTCAACATAATGTCAGACGGTCAAGTCTCACTAGAGGCATTGGAGTTTCAAGGAGACATATACTATGCTAGGTTGGTTCCTGAATTCATATCTTATAGGGCAACCCTATTCTGCAGGGACATGATTAACCAGGGAGTACTGGATATTACTACAGCTGGCCATGTATTCAGAGTAATTTGCAGTATGGCTAAGTATGTGTTTGGACACCTGGCGTGAGGGGTATTGTGGTGCTTAGTTGGAGTATGACGTAGACATACCGAGAGTATTTAAGAGCAAACTACGCTATGGCTTTTAAATAAGTGT